ATGTTTGATGATTTGGACTTTCATCTTTATGAAATTATTAATGATATGGAAGAAAAAAAGACATCTCAATGCTTGCATGTAAGACAAATTGAGAACGTTTAAACGTGTTGCTTAAAAACAACAAAGGGTAGGACTTGGGTTGCCTAGAGAGAGTAAGTGTGGTATAGTTATGAGTCCTGCCTTTTATAAGGAGAAGATATGCAAGAACTAGAGATAGCAAGTGCATGTTTGGGTATGGTCTTATTCGGTGAAGCGGGTAATGACTTTAATAACCAAATGGCAGTTTACAACGTAGTTATGAACCGCAGTAAAACAATAAGCCGAGTATGTGATGTAGTTTATGAACCTAAACAATTCGAATACATAACACTCATTCAACAGAAAAAAGCAAAAGAGCCTAACCGAAAAGAGTTTTTAAAGTATCAATTACTCGCAGTTAAGTTTCTTACTAAAGCCCATGGATATACCTATAATCCCGTTGGTCATGCTCAATTCTTTCACGATTCCCGTATAAGCCCACACAAAAATATATTCAAAAAGCCTTTGCTCGCACAGGTTAATAACCTATACTTCTATTAACTAGATAGTATTAGTTTCTTTAATTCTTGGGAGGCATGTAATGTGCCTACTTCTTTATGATAATCATTAAAGTCTTGTCCGACTGTGGTGCTGAGCCAATAAGGCTTGCCTGTTTCAATAGCGGAACGCTCTCCAATCCCATTTCTGTCGTTGTCTGCGACAACGAGACCTTTCCTGAACTTCCTAGCTATGAGCTTCATGTTGCTTGCACTGAAGCAAGTATAGATAGAATACTTGATATTGCTAGTTTTCAAGACATCCCTTATGGAGAGAGCGGTCGCATACCCCTCACAAAAGATCGGGAATCCCTTTGCGTTAAAGGTGAGAGTTGCACCCTTGCTCGTTTGTCCATACAAGAACTTTTTATCCCCCTTGTCATTGATGAGCTGACACCCAATAAGCGTTTTGAATTGTCTCATGGGGACTACCAATAGTTTCTCTCCGTCTTTGTTCCAGACATCACCCAACATATCTGGAAAGCCTTTTGATGCGAGATAAGGATGTGTTTCTTGTGTGCATTGATGCATAATCCAACCCGCTTTCTTACGAGCTTGCTCTGCTAATTTCTTTCTTTCCTCATTTGCTTCTGCTCGTGATATTGTTTGGATAGTGATCGGAGAGTCTTTGTCGGGAAACCATACCGCTGGCTTTTCCATTGTTGCCCAATTCATAACAAACCCTACATCACCTAAAAACTTATAAGACCCATTCATCTTTCGAGGATGGTCTTCTGTGGGTGTGCGGACTTGCCTATGTGGTATGACGTTGTTTATAATTAATCCATGCACTCTTGCAAAATCTTCGAATCTCATGCTACTTTCCTCGATGGTTTGTTAGCCCTAGCATAAGCAATCATTCTATGCTTAACGTAATTCATAGTCTTAAGCGTTGGCTCTTTTCTGCTATACTCTAACTTTGTTGGTAATACACCATACTTCTGTTTAAACGTCTTCATCGCCCAATGGGGATTAAATTGTTTCATATCTGCGATTGAAAGCAATTCTGAATAGAACTTTTGACGCTCTTCATACTCTTCGTTGGACATAGAAACAAACTCATGGAGTTTACCCGCTTGAGATGAGAACATAGGTTTAGGCTTGACATAACCGCATTCACATTTAAGAGCTTTAGGTATCCATAAGAGTTTACATGATGGACATACCACATCTTTCTTTTCTCTCTCTGTAGGCTCTGCTTTTGCTTTCTCTTCTTGCGTATCTAGATCTTTAACGCCTGTTAAGAATACCTCTTCCCAATCATCCCTAAATCGTAGATAATTACCGCTATGGTCTAGCCATAAAGCAAACTCTTTGTCTTTATGTGTTCGCATGACTCTACCTAATTGCTGAACGTGAGAAGATAGAGATTTGGAAAATGGTCGTGCTGATACACCTATCATAACATCAGGAACATCAAATCCTCGTGTTAGAATGTCTGTAGCGATTAAGCCATGAATGGTTGTGTCGGGCTTGCTAAAGTCTTCAATGATTGCTCTTTTAAAATCTGAATCATCAAGGTATGAGACTGATACGAAGTTGTATCCTTTCTCGGCAAACTGAGTGACTAAATCCTGTCCATGCTTTACTCCGCTACAGAATACAATAGTCTTTCTCGGTCTGCCGTATATCTCATGTGTCTTTGCAATCCATTCTTGAACAATGTCTCCTGTGAGCTTCATACTTCTTTCGGTTGCTACATCTTGAGACCATTCGCCCGCTACCTTCTTTGCACCTTTCATATCGATTTGTTTAGCGATATAAACTTTTAATGGTGCTAACCATTTGTTGATAACTAAATATTCTGTGGTTGACCCTGTGACTACGTTAGAGTATATTTTACCTAGACCTCGTGTAAACGGAGTGGCGGTTAATCCAATGACTTTGACTGTTGGATTATCTTGTATGTATTTGGTAATCTGTCTTCGTGCTATGTGACATTCATCGACTATAAGTAAGTCTACTTTAGGAAAGTCTTTACGCTTCTCTAAAGTTTGTGATGAACATATTTGTATGGGTTCAGAAGTATTATACTTCCAATGGTCTGCTTGACTAACGCCATGTTGAATGTCGTATTTATCTAGTCGTAAACTTGTTTGATCGACAAGAACGATTCTATCCATAATCATGGCAGATCGTTTGCCTTTTTCTGCGGTGGCTTGCATAAGCCATATGGCTACTTCTGTTTTACCAAATCCTGTAGGTGCGTATAATAACTGTGAACGATGACCCTGTTTAAACCCTTCCCTCAATGCATCAATAACTCCGAGCTGATGCTTTCTTAACTCTAACATACTACTCCTTGACTTCCAGATGACCTCTGGTTTGGTTATTTAATTTTACGTTTCAGATTGTTAAGGTCTCTAAGAAGTATATCATTTCTATTTTGAAACATATCTCTTGAATCCCTTAAAGATTCATTTTCAATCATCAACACCCTGTTTTGTGCTACGACAGTTTGATATTCGTGAAGTATATAATCCTGTTCAAATTCTGAAGCGTTCCATTGTTTAGAAGCAATAATCGCTCTAAGCGACTCTACTTCGTCTGCAAGATCGGCAACTGTATTTGATAATTCAAGATTGGTTTGTATTAAATCTTCGTGATTTGTTTCTGACTTCACTACATCTCCCTATACATAATTATAATCATTTCTTGGTCTCAAGCAAGAAAACTATTTATGTATTTTTACAATATACCCATTGACGAGTGACATCAATGAGCGTAAAGAATTTATTGGTATCTATCCCATCTGGCGTATTCTCTTCCGACAGCTACAGATACATAATTTTTGAATTTATTTTTAACAGCTTTTGCACCAAGTGCATTTATTTTATCTTTGCTCATTGGGTTAGGTAACTTAATATACCCTTGACTTTCCAAATAACTTAATCTTGTTCGATTGGTCACGCAACCTTGAATGATATCTTTGATACAGCAATTTGGATTGGCTGCTAAAAAGTTATTAATAAACTTGGCTTGTCTTTCATCATCTAATTTTGTATACATTAAAACTTCTCTCCTACCTCTTGAAATATTTTCTCAAATGCTACTGGCTTAAAATCATTTTTGTTAAACTCAAAAATAGTCTTACGACCATTCTCATGTTTAATATAACCCTTTACGATTACATTTTCAACAATAATTGTTTTTTTAGTATCAGCCATTAGTATGGTGCCTCTTCGTAATCGTTAGTATTAAATGGTTTGATTGCTTCTTTAGGTAACTCTACCACTTGAATATCTGGATGAGTATCTTTATACCATTTGGCTTCTCTTTTTGACCATCGATGCTTACGAATGATCTCTCCGTCATCAACAACTGCATGTGTAAAATCCATCATTTTTCCTTATTTTAGATATAGCTCTGCCAAGGGTGGCTTGGTGCCACTCTGATCCATACTGTTGATAACCGCCCAACAATACCAATCCTACCAGAGTTAATGTTCACTCGCAACCAGCTGGCTTGCCACCCCATTACTGATTACTTGTGTGATACCCATTTAAGTTCACGAGGCTTGCCGATAGGTGTAATCGAGCCTATGCTTTCTTCCACGCCACCCATCTAGGTGCATTAATAACGTTTGGAGTACGAGAGTTTGAAGTATAAAGGATGCAAAAAAGAATAGACGTGCAAATGCACTATACTCTTAATTGCTTCCCTCATACTCCGTCTCTACAAAATATAATACACACTCTATAAAAAAATGCAAGGGGTATAAAAGAAAAAACCCCGAATGATCAGTTCGAGGTTTTTAGCGGTGTGAGAGGACACCTTAGAGACGAAGTACAAGGGTATCAGAATGAGAGAGAGGACATCTGATGTTTGTAGATTAAACCATATGTAGTGTTTTGTCAAGTATTTGTTACTATATGTTGTGGTTTACTTAAGTACGTACTACTACCAAAAGGTAACATATAGGGGTGTATATATCACTTTTTTACGTTTAATTAAAAATTGTTTTCATTCTTTTGTATATAAATCAATGATTTGAGTGAAAACTGATGTATAATATACTTTACATCTAATACACATGAATTAATTGCAATAAACCTATTGACATTTAAATTTAAGAGGATAATAATGGCATTTCATTATATTTATGAGAGGAATAGAAATGAAGCAAGATATACGTTATAACCCAATCGACCCAGCTCGTGAGAACGGCAAAGTCTATCCAAATCACCCAAGTAAAATAGATATTGACATGCAAATGTTCCAACAGGCATTTATTGCTCGCAGAGACGTGCGTAGGTTAAATGATGCTTTTTGGGCGATTATTGTTACCTTTAGCTTGTTATGTTTATTATTTATATTTATCTAGGAGAGAAGACATGGTTACATATCAATCAGTATTAAACGCAGAATATTATGAAAAGCTAGGTCAAAATGCAGAGCCATTAGAAATAGCTATTCAACCATTTAGAGTAAAAGTTGCAGAGCTTTATGATACTTATCATCTAGTTCTTAAACATATCGATAGTCTTGAAAAAGAGCTTGAGATTGTTAGAAAGAAAATAAAATTAGTAGAAGAGCGTTCTATAGATAAACCTGAAAAAAAAGAAGCTCGTAAACCAAGGAAATAATCATGGATGCTTTTTCAGCAATATTTCAGCTTATTTGTTTATTGTTGGGGTCTGCTGAGAAGGCTCAATACAATGAATGTTTAAAAACGCATACTCAACAAGAGTGTGAACAAAATTGGAGAGGAAAATGAAAAAGTTTTTAGTAATAGCAGAAGTTGATTTAGATGATAAAAAATATGCAGAGGTTGAGTCGTGGGGTGTAGAGCCTAGCGATTGGGTGACATCTGTATTAGCAGATCATGGTCGTGATCGTGGCATGATGATTAAAATGAGAACAACAGAAAATGATTACAATATGTTTAACGATGTTAATCGTGCAGTAGAAGCGATTGCAAAAGATAAAGCATTTGATGAATTAGAAGAAGCATTGTTAAATAATCAACTCTGTTTAAACGGGCAGTGTGGTGAATAATGATTATTACTAATGAATGGGGATTACCAAAGCCCTTTGAAAACATAGCCAAGAATCCTAGTTACTCAAAAGGTAAGGCACATCTATCTGCAACACAGTTACTTAACAGTCCTAAGATTGTTGCACTTATGAAAAAACATGATAGTGAGCTTACCCAAGATGTAGCCGATACGATATGGTCTATCTTTGGTTCAGCAGTGCATAACATCTTAGAAAAAGGTGCTGATGCAAACAATATTGTAGAACAACGCTTTCATGCAGAGGTTGATGGTTGGAGCATATCAGGTGCAGTTGATCTTCAGGTGGTTGACGAAGATGGCATTCATATCCAAGACTACAAGACGACATCTGTCTGGGCTGTAAAAAATGATAAACCAGAATGGGAACAACAATTAAATATCTATGCGTGGTTGGTTGCATACAATAAAAAAGTAAAGATTAAGTCTTTAAAGATTATTGGTATATTAAAAGATTGGAGTAAGTCAGAAGCAGATCGCAATCCAGAGTATCCACAAAAGCCTGTAGCTATGGTCAATGTGCCACTATGGACATATGAAGAGCAAGAGGCTTTTATTAAGGGTCGTATTGCTAAACATAGTGCAGCTGATTTTGCAATAGAAACAGGAGAAGATCCTGTGGAATGCACACCACAAGAAATGTGGGAAAAGCCTCCTGTATGGGCAGTTGTTAAACAAGGAGCGGCTCGTGCTAAGTCATTACACGACTCATCTGAGTTAGCAGAAGCAGCTAAGAAAGAACTTGGACCTTTTTATGATATTCAAATTAGACGTGGTAAAAGAGGTCGATGTGAAAGTTATTGCTTGGTGAGCAAGTGGTGTAAACAGTATCAACAATATAAGGAGATGAATCCATGAGCGATGGAGCGGGAATGAATTTTAATTGGTCATCATCAAACGTTATATATGATGACTATGAAAAGATCTTTGATGAAAAAGTGCCAATGGTCGATAGTTCACAAGTAGGTGGCAGTCATTATGTGAGCAAGACTATTCAACCATGGGATTTTATTGTAGCTAACAAGCTTGACTATTTAGAAGGTAACATTGTTAAGTATGTTGTGAGACACAAAGACAAGGGAGGCTTAGAAGATTTACGTAAGGCTAGGCATTATTTAGATAAATTAATAGAGGTGAGAACAAATGAGTGTATACAAGAAATTACAGGAAGCAAGAATCCTGCTGCAAAATACTAGTCTCAAAAAGTCTGGTAGAAACAAGTTTGCAAATTATGAATACTTTGAATTAGGTGATTTTTTACCTACGATTCAAAATATATTCAGCAAGGTAGGTCTATGTGGCACTGTGTCTTTTGGCACAGAAATAGCAACACTGACTATTGTTGATGTGGATGCAACTGATACTACAACACCAAACTATGTTGTGTTTAGTTCACCGATGTCTTCAGCTGAATTAAAGGGTTGTCATGCAATTCAAAATCTTGGGGCGGTGCAGACTTACTTGAGGAGGTATCTTTGGGTAGCAGCCATGGAGATCGTTGAGCATGACGCTCTTGACGCTACCACAGGAAAAGATGACCCAAAAAAAGTTGAGCCTACAACTGAAAGTCCAAGGATCGTAGGCTTAAGAGGTGAATGGCAAATTACAGCTCCAGCTAAACCAGAGGGAGATGTTCGAGGATGGTTAGATCTAATTGAGAATGCTTCTCATTTGCAATTAGGTTTTGCTACAAAGGTTGAAGATGTTATGACAATCTTTAAGAAGAACAAACTGTTATTTGATGAGGTTAAATTAACGGATCCAGAGTTCTTTAAGGGTATGATGGATAAATTTACAGAAGTAAAAATTAAATTAGAAAAGGAAAAACAAGATGGCACAAGCATATGAGGCACGTCCTAACACAGGCGTATTATTTAAAAATGATACTAAAAAAGCAGAGAATCATCCAGACTTTAGGGGTTCAGTAGATATTGATCGTAATCTTCTCATTGATCTTTTAAAGAAACATCAAGAAGGCACGATTAAAGTAGCTATTGCTGCATGGAACAAGACTTCTCAAGCGGGTAACAATTTCTTATCGTTATCAGCATCAGAGCCTTATGAAAAACCAGCGGGTGCACCTTCTGCCAAAAATCCTTGGGAGAACTAAAATGGCAAGATCCAAGAAGGCAGTAGAAATAATTACGCCTCAGGAGAAATTGATCAAGGACCTGCAAGCTCAGGTCCACGATCTCTATGCTTTCTGCGTAGAATGGCGTAAACAAAACGATACTCTTAAGGCAGAAAACTTGAATTTACATTATCAAATTATTCGTTTGAGTGGTGTGGTTCAATATTTGGAGGCTCAACGTGAAGCCAATCCAATTCGAAGCTAAAAAGGTTGCCATTAAGCAAGATAAAAATGGTGTTTCATTAACCCTTGTTGTGCATCCAGATGATTTTCCTTTGGAGCTTTTACAAGACTTTGTTGGAGCTGCTTACCAATGCGTATTTGTTAGAACAGATCGACCGCATGTAGATAAACAAGCAGAGTATGTTGGAGGAAAACATGTTCAGTTAGCTGGCATACTATG